TATCTAAAAAAAATTGAGTTGGCCTTCCAGTAGTTGTTTTTGTGGGAATTGCAAGATATTCATCACGACTAATCCTGTCCATTGTAAAATCGGTTCCACTTCTGCGAACAACAACCGACAAAACATCTATAACATCTGTCCCTAAATTATATTCCCCATCTGAAGAAGTAACAGCTTGAGTTCTTTGCTTTATAGTCCACTGATTAAGGCCACGATTGGCCCAATCAGCAAGCATAAGATTAAGAGAACGTTTTGCTGTTTTTAAATCATAGCCTGTTCTAGCTTCTAAACCGCAACGCTCAAAAGCTTCTTCTATGTATTCAGCAACATCTAATTCAAAGTCTGTTGATCCTGATACAGCCATTTTTATTCCTCATTATAAAGATTATCAAAAATGCGATTTACATCTAATGTATAGTCTAAATCACTTTTTGAATAGTGTATATGTTGTGAAGGTTTAAAGTCAGGCGCACCCTCTCCCGCAGCAAACCATGCAGGATGCGTTACTCTTACTCTGTTATTTGGTAAAGCTACGATATTACCTGTCCACTCTCCCGCGTCCAGTAGTTGTAAAACGTGACTTTGTTTGTGTTGTGCAGGATCGTCTGCTATCTCGCTCTCTGCGTAATCAACTGTAAAAAGATACTTTGCAGGATGCATTTGACCATCTACCTTTGCCAACCAAGGGCACGGGGTAGCACGATCTATTACATAAACTGCATGATTATACGAAGCACAATCCCAAGGCTGTGCATCATAGGTTTCCATTGGTTCAGGCCATTCATCTAAGGGAATGTCGGCAACTAACGCGGTTATGGGCATTCTAGCCCACATTGCTCCACCGTGTACTGTATCTTCCTCTTCACCTTCAGCTTCACTACCAGTGAAGATAACCTGAAAGCTAAGACACCTGTTTGGCATTGATGTAACGCCAACAACCATAGCATGTAGAAATTCGCCGTGATAATCCTCATGGTTATGAGTATATTCACGACGAACCCATGCTTTAAAATAGGGTATATTGCTATGTAAATATGGCATATTTATTTTTTAACTATCTTATATCCTGTAGGAAGCACTGCTTTTGCAGCAGCAAGTGATTTTTTACCGCCAGTTGCGCCACCCTTTTTCATCATCATAGGCTTTTTACCACCTGCGGCTCCACCCTTCATCATTCTCTTGGGCTTCTTGCCGCCTGCGGCACCACCCTTGTTCATTCTTTTTACTTTACCACCGCTACGGTAGCCTTTCTTTTTCATCGCCATAATAATTCTCCTTTCAGGATTGTTTAACCGCACCTTTTGTGCGCTTACGTCGATTCTTCATAATTGCACCGCATCCTCTTGCTACGGCTGTGCCTTTTTTGGCCTTCCCTTTGAACGGCCTTTTGGCTTTTGTTTGTTTGATTTCGCCGCCTTTTTTTGCAAATTTGACTTCTGCGGCTTTGGTGTTTTTAACGACTGTTTTGCCTTTTTTACCTGCACTTTTCTTTTTTCGGGCAGTGGATGCTCTTTCTTCCTTTGAAAGACTATTTGCTTTATTCTTTGGAAGACACCTATCAGGGTTCTTTTTATCTTTTGAAGTGCCACACGGACCTTTGATACTACCATCGGTTCCTATCCTCACCCATTGCTGATCTCTCCATTTTTTAAGAGCACCCATTACTTTTTCTTCTTTCCTTTAGCACCTTTAGCGTAGTTGGGGTCTTTGCAGTATTTAGATGCCGCCATGTTTGCATACGCTGAAGGATAGGTATCAAAAGTACGTTTTGCCCATGCCTTACCCTCTGGACAAATCTTACTACCTTTTGATTTAGAAGAAGCTTTTCCACCTTTTCTATAATAAGTTAAGCCTTTTGGCGTTTTATTCTTTAAAGGTGGCTTGGATACTTGTTCGCTCATTTGCGCCCTCGACATTGCCATAATTTCTCTCCATATGTTCTTTAATAAAGCTAATTTGAGAGGCCATAACCTCTGTTCTTTTGTCTACTGCAATAAGGGTTTTTGTAACCCAATCGGCCCAACTATAGCCAACACCACCAACACCTATGATAAAGGCTGTTGCAAGAGCTATCGTGACTTGTTTGCTCAACACTTCCACCTTTTTCTCGCTTGTCTTAAACGTGAATTAGGATCTTTAGCTGCTTTTGGAAATTTCTTCATTTGACCTGCGGAACGAGCGCAAAATGACTTACGCCTTTTTGCAGCTTTACTTCCAGGCTTTACTTTGCCAGTTACCGCTGTTTTTAACTTTGATCCTGGGTTTTTTCGCCTATAAGAAGCGACACCTGCCTTAGTCATTCCCGCCCCAGATTTAGTGGAGCGGAAATTCTTTTTGTTTCTTGCAGGCATTTTGTCTCTTTTACGAGCCATGTTGCACCTTTAAGACAGAAAGAGCGTCAATTGATTGCTACTTCCTGTAAACGCACTAACATACGCACCACTTGTGGCAAGTATTCCATCATCTGGAATGTTTATTTGATGATAACCTGTTGGAAATGTTTGTGTAAGTAACGTAGCACCTGAACCGCTTCCATCTTTAATTGTAAACGCTCCTGCCGCGTCTGCAAATATTACAACTTGACGAATGCGTGAACGTGCAGGACCAACAACAGCCGCAGCACTTCCTTGTGTATGATTAAATGCTTGTACTGGACCTGCCATACTAGCCTCCTATTACGCTAGGTTATTGTTTTGCTGATACAGAATTGTAAAACGAACTAAACCCGCATTTGTTGCGGCAGAAGCAGTAACAGTCAAACGAATATCCGCTGTTCCTGTGTCTTGCCAAGCTAATGCAGCGCCTGCTTCTGTAGTTGGATATTTACGACCCGCAGTTGTTCCGCTTGCAAACGTGTTTAAAATAGTAGCAGCGCCACCTACAGTATCACCGATGCTCAAATTTGTTGTTGCGTTGGCAGCAGTAATAACATCAATAACACAGTCAATTATCTGAGAGTTTGCAGGAATAACAACGTTTGTAACAGACGCGGCTAATGCACCGCCAGATAAATCTGCTGAAAATGTTTGTGCCATAACAACTTGACCGACATTTGCAATGTCAGAACCAAGAGTTGTTCCTGTTGTATTTTTGATTGTTCCTGCCTTTATAGGGCCAGAAAAAGTAGTAATACCCATGTCAATCTCCTGTCTTGGGTTGTGTCAGCAGCCCAATGCCGCTGTCAGGGATAACCACACAATACCACATATTTAACAAAAAGAAAGAGATAGTGTTTTTAATCTTAATTATATAAAATCAAAACATTAATTAGGGAGAAAAACATGGAAAAAGATCAAAGTATTGTAGTTTGGCCTACACCTATTTATCATAGAAAACTTGATGCGTCAGATCAAAGCGAGATTAAAAGATTATTAGATCCGCATATTAATGACGAGATTATGGATGAAAACGCTTTTCGTTTAAGTAAACAAAAAAGTTCAATTAGAAATACCAAGAATTCTGAACTTCCTTGGGAACAATACATTAACTTTTTGCGCCCACATTTTGATAGTTTCTTTGAACTTTTAAGACCTATGCGAAACTTTGAAATAAAAATTGGCTCTACATGGATAAACCAATACGAGGTCGGACACTTTCAAGAGACACACGACCATGCTTTTCGAGACATAACATTTAGTTGCATATATTACTATGAACTTCCTTATCAACCAGAACCTGCGGGAAAAACTTTTTTTATAAACCGATACGGTGCAGAAACAAAATATACTAATCTTAATTATATATTTGATTTTTTTAAAGACCATGAAAAGGTAACATTAGATGCCTCAACTGGATCGTTTGTGATTTTTCCTGCATGGCTTCAACATTTTACTGTGCCTACAGATAAACCAAGAATTACTATTACAACTAACGTTCAATTAAACCCAACAGAACAGATAGAATACTAAAAGAAAGAGGCGACTCGCGCCGCCTCTAAGTTTAAGGAGTAAAAACATGAAAAATGTTAATACTCTATCTTAACACAAATTATGCTCCAGGGGAACCAAATACGCAACGTGGGTCGCTAAAGCCAAAGCTATAACGCTCACGAGCCTTGAATCTCATGTTTCCTGTATCAAAATCTGCTTCCATATTCGTTCTCATTGGCGAACGCTCAAAGTGCTTAAAGCCATTTGGAGC